GGATTAAATAAATGCATTTTTGTTCGATTTGGTTCACCTAATTTTATACCGGGGGGGCACATCCACACTGGTAGCCACTGATTGATGTAATCATGTTTCCAGAACAAAGATTTTGGGTTCCCAGTTTTATCTACATAATCCTCTGTACGCGATAACTCTAATAACATACAGTCTTCATAGAATAACCAATACCAATGAAGCAGGATCAAACAGCACCAACTCGCACCCATGTCCCTACTCTTTTTAATTCCGAGATCTTCGCCGTTTTCCACGGCCCAAACAAGTTCTTCAAAAAACTCATTTTGTATTTCCCACGTTATCATTGGGACATGACTATACGCTGCGGGCATCATAGATCCATCAGGTAAAACGTCAAATTGTTTGAAAGTAAAAACAAATGCATTAGTAAAGAACAATATCGAGTCGTGACATGCCCGCATAAGCTCTTCTTGGAATACGATGTTATGTTCGGTCTTACGTAAAAGGTTTTCCCTATACCGGAGATTCGCCCCAAACTCTTTCGGTACCCGTAGTCCTGTTATGGGGCAAGTCCAGATTTCCGGGTCCTTCGGGAATGGGGTTTTTAATTTAGGGGCAGTTGTCAAATTAGTTATCGTCACTTGTCCCCCGTAAATATTCTACCGCCCGTATCACACCTTCGACAGTATCACCTAATTGGCCTATTCCTATATTACAGGCTCTACATAGTAACCCCCGAACTTTCCCTGTTTTATGGTCGTGGTCTGTATCAATCTTATCATATGGCACCGAGCTATTGCAAAGTTTACAGCACCCATTTTGATCGATATACATTTGTCGGTGTTGCTCTAAAGTTACGCCATACATATATTCAAGGCGTACCGTTTGGCCATGTTCAGTTTTATAATACCCATTCACTTGTTGTAAAATTCTTCCACGATTCTTTTTACGGTAATCTCGACGGATTTTTTGGGCTTGTTCCGTCCTATTATATTCTCTCTTTTGCAGTAGAAGCCGCTCTCTGTTCTTTTTATAGTGCTCCCTGTTCCGTCGATTCATACATTTCCGACACTCTTGCTGTAATCCATCTTTGGTTTTTTTGTTTTTGTTAAACTTCTCCAACGGAAGTTCTTGCCCACATTTACCACACTGTTTTGTTCTCTTCGTCACTCGACACTTTCCTCTGCTATTTTGTTCACTCTCTTTTTAGTCGTCTCACTGATACGATCCGCGATGCTCTTTTTAGATTCGGTCGCACTAACATCCTGAACCTTACCCTCCATGCGTTCCAGTAACATCCTCATGTAAGAAATACTAGGAGGGTGTACCACCTCTTTCTCAGTTTTTATATCAAACTCTTCAAAGCCCAATGCATGTTTCCAAATAATCTCGGCCAACTTCTCAGCCCTTGCACATAGACGAGCCTCTCCACCACTATCTATACAAGCATCTTCTAGCTTCGCCATATCGGTCAGATATTTGCTTACCAAACGATTCGCTTTAGCTCGACTATTTTTCTTCGCCATTAGTTCTCCCTCCACCATCGTGGTACATCCAACTAAACCCAAAACACCCGGGGCAGTGCATTTTAACTATCCCCGGATCGGTAGTATGCTCGATGTTACCGCACAAAGGACACGTCCACACAGTCACAGGTTGTTTCGGCTTCTTGTGTTCGGAGATAACCATTCAATAGCTCTCTTCCCTTCGATACCGGTACCGCCAGATTAGCTTCTATGCCCGTAAAATAAACAGTTTCCGCCACTACAATCCCAATCAAACACCCGCTCGTATCGAATACCCCGCCACCCGAGTTACCCCCGGTTACTTCGGCATCGGTCATTATTAGATCCACGCCGAAAGGAGCTTCATCGATGTGTATGTTCGACATAATTCCCGCCGACACTGAATTAAATACCCCTAGCGGATGCCCAATTATATACACGGACTGACCCAATCGAGGATAGACCTTACTCATTCTAACATACGGAGCATCTTTAATATCAATCTTCAAGATTGCAATGTCATCATTCGGGTCCGTGATAATCAAAACACTCATATATTTTACACCATCAATCATCGTCGCAATCATTACTTCTTGATCCTCTACAACATGCCCGGCAGTCATAATCCAACCATCGTTAGATATTAACACACCCGCACCTAACCAATTTGCAAATCCCGGACGGAGTTCCACTACAGCGGGAAGTGTCTTCGCCACAAGATCAGGCAAAGCCATACTATTCCTAAACGATGGACGGCATAATTGACAAGGCAAACGCCCGCCATCTGTGGTGACCCATAGGTGCCCTACTATTGCAACAAGAGCAAGCACTATACAAAGTATTAAAATGTTATGCTTCACTTCACCTCCGAATTATACAGCGTTAGAGATCTTAACAACATATGCAGTAGCATCGAATGACGTTCCAAATGTAGACACAGTATCTATAACTGCAACCATCATAGTTACATTAGTTGCCTTGATATCCATGAATCCACCCGGAGGTATAACCGCGATAACATTTCCAACGGTAGCGGGATCGACTCCTTGGCCTACCACCGTTATACCAACCATTGGAGCGAACACTCTGTATGTTTCTCCCACTACCACCGTCACGTCAGCTTTTGCCCCATCAACACTAGCGGCTACTTGGGCATCCCCCGCTTTACATACCAGACCATCGGGCCATATACCAGCCATATCAATCTCCCTCATTTATTTTTCGTCTTATTTTATCGATTAAATAACCGATCCGTATTCCGGCAAAAATAATTATCACAATGGCGAACAGTCGAGTCATTCATTTTTCCTCAGATATTCTATGGCCCGTTGTAAACCTTCGATAGAATCTTCCCAGAACCCAAGCCCCATGTTACACCGGCAACACAATAATCCTCGGACTTTTCCTGTCTCATGCTCGTGATCTGTATGAATTTTATCATACGGCGTTGGATTACCACACAGTGCACAACAACAGTTTTGGCTGGAATAAATTTGTTGGTGTTGTTCAATGGTTAGGCTATACCTTCGCAATAATGCCCGATTACGTGTGGCCAGAGGTCGGGCCTTCTGGTACGCCTTGGTATAGGTGAGGATTTTATCTCTATTTTTCCGGTAATATTTCCGCTGAACCTGACTTCCGCTTGTAGACTGACGGTACTTAGCTGCACGTATCGCCGAACATTTACGACATTGTTTGTTTAGCCCATCTTTTCGGCTCAGATCTTTTTGGAACTCGCCCAAAGAAAGTTCTTGTTCGCAAGTACTACAAACCTTATTTAGTATAGTTATCATTGCACCATAACCCCATTATTATTTGTCAGCAACCTTACATTTCTGGTTCTACCCAGATCCGTGATATAGAACTTCTGCAAACGGAGCCCCCAACCACTAGCCTCTTCCCGAATCTTCTTCAGGATATTATCACCAAGCCCCTCAGTATCCTGTAGTTCCTCTCTGGTCATTGTGCTTGCCACGGCCAATAAGACCCCTAAAGAAAGAGCATCTAAAGACCCGTCAAAATCCTGTACCTCAAGCATCGCCTTGCGTATATCGGTGATCTTATACTTAACCGCCCCGGATACTGTCATATCGTGACAGTCTTTGGAGATTATGCTCTGACTTCTCAGATCCTTCACCTGTGTGGTCACTGTCGTGTATAACAATTCCTGAATAATCGGCCACAGTAAATACCACCCCGGCTTCAGTATTTTCTCTCTGGTTCCAAGTGTGATTCTTACACCAGCTTCATCTGGCTGGATCAGTTCGAGCCTCGGGATCAATTTCTTAATCGACTCGTAAATTTTGGTGAGAAAGTCCAATCTAACTCCTACGGTTTAATGGCTTCCTTACGGGCCGCATTTTCTTTTGTAAGCTGGGTAACTGCATCTTTGAACCGACCTTTATCCTTCTTTATTAATTCGGCCTCTACCAAAGTATGGGCATCGCCCTCAATTTCCCATTGGTCGCGTTTTTTACTCTTAGCCATTAGTACCCTTTCTTCCCGAATACTTTTTTCAATCGTTTCTTCGCTTTTTGGAATATATTTAGTTTCTTCTTCTTGACCGGGGCTTTCGGCTTCTTTTTCTTCATAGCCAAGGCTTTTATTACCCCAGAGCCCGGTTTTTCCCCAGCGGAGATCATCGCCTTCATCCCGGGGGTTTGTTTTTTGAACTCCCTGTGGTATTCATAGTGTCGTTGTCTCGGCATAATAGACCTTTAAACTCTTCAATTGGGGTGTGCGGATAAACGCAGACTCCCTACCATACTATCGCAGATTCGGTAATTTTTTCAAATCATTTATGGTAAAAAATTATTTTTATTCTAAGAGATCTTCAGGAGAGAGTAGTTTTTCCTCTAAGTTATTGATACGATGGATCACGACGTCGAGTATTTCCCGTCGTATTTCATTATATAGCTTACGCCGCTTTATCCATTGCCACCATCGCAATCCCGGTTTTTTGCATTGCTCCCATTGTTTACTCATTTTAACACCTCATAAATTAAGATTAAATTATGTACATAATGTACATTATGTACGTTTTGTACACCCCTACTTAGTGATCGGTGCGGGTGGACTGGTAGATCGAAAAGATTCGAGTCGAGCATAGATTTCGGAACATCCATTCTTCGGGGTACTATGACAGACAAGCGGGTTCGGGCCCAGATACTCCGCCGCCGCAGTGAGCACCTTTACATCGCGACCAGCGAACCGTAAGAGCCTGTTACAGTTCCGGCATAACAGCCCCCGGGTTTCATCGGTCTGCGGGTCGTGGTCGATCAATATCTGACTGATAAACACCGGACGTTTACAGATGGCACAACCCTGACCCTGCTTTATAAACATCTGCTCATACACTGCTGGGGTCTCAATACGACGTTCTCGGTCGTCCAAGCAGGAAGTACAGATAGACGCATGATTATCGGTAGATCTACGATCTGGCTTAAACAAACTGAGTATTAGGTTTCCACCACACACTTTACATTGTTTCGTAGGTTCCATTATCGCTCCCTTTTATTTTTAAGCACACCACCCGCCAATTCTAAACTCCTAAAACACCTGCAACATCTAAGTTCTGGGGCCGCCCCCGGTCTTTTAGGGGTTCTCATGTGTAACCAGTATATTGGGCTCCATTCCCCACATATACTACAGCAACCTTCTTGATTCAAATATATCTGTTCATATACTTCTATGTCCTCTTTATGCTTTCTCCTAAACTCAATTTCAAATTCTGTCATTATATCCCTTTCAATATATTAATAAGTTCACAACTATACTATCGCAGATCGGTTGGTTTATTCAAATCAATTTTTTATTTTATTTTTATTGTTGTTTTTTATATTGGATATATGCATCTATAGACTAAAATTAACGATTTGTACAATCTAGCCTATGAAGTATCTTTACCCTAGGCCTAAGTTAAGTGTATATTATCCCGGGACTTATATCGGTTTTTGGGGGTGACCCCCCGCAAAAGCTATTTGGAGTTAGTTTCTATATACCCCTGTTTTGCATTATATTATACTATCTCTTTATACTCTTCCCCTCTATACTCTTCTCTCCTATATATAACTTTTATACTACTAGGGACAGGGGGGACAGAGTAATATATAGAGGTAAGTAGTTAGTAGACAGGGGTTTAGCTGGCCTAAGTATATTTTGTTCTACTAAGGACTGCATAGGTCAAGAGGGGACAAATTATGTAGATGTACTTACAAACTGGTTATTTTGTTTTTCATAATTGTGTATCGACCTAGAAGGAAGATATGAGGTACGGGGATTTGAGATTCGAGGGGTCGTACCCGGGGTACCTCGACATCCAAAATTACTGTAAGAAAAAATTAAGATCATAACAAACCAACTGGTCGGTATGGAGCGTGCGGGACTTCATCCATACCAAATTATTACAGGTTGTTACAACTCTGTTACAGCTTTATTACAACTTTGTTACAAGTGTAACAAGATGTAAGGTTTGTTTACATTCATGGTTCAAGGGCATTAAGAGTATAACCACTGGAAATAGAACGCCTGAGGTTTGACGGTGTTGGACGAACGTTACCCAGTTGATAGTAAACGGTCAATAGATATCTAAGTAAGAAATATCATACATACCCGAGTCTATCTTATAGGCGATATCAAAAATAAATAGATAAATCTTAAGAAAACACTTGACATGATTAGGAAGATATGATAGTATATGGTTATGGCAATAGTGCCGAGTGAAGGGGTATTGATTATGGGGCATATATGCATAAACTGTTTTTTTGGTGATATGTGTGATGACTACTACGAGAGTAATTGTCCAAAATATATCGAATGTAAAAAATGCGATACTTGTGAAGACCGCGATACCTGCGATGAAAATCTTTAGATAAATATAGGTTTTATGCTTGACATCATACTAAGGTTATGGTATAGTATAGACATAGTTAGTTTACAAGTTAATAGGATTTAAATATTGAAGGGGTATAGTATGATAGAGAAAACAGCTAAAGAACAATTAAAAATCAGGCAAAATCTTATGGAAGCTTTAGCCTGGCAATTAAAAAACCAGATATACGGTGAAATTAGGGCATGTGATCCTTTAGGGCATGATAGTTTATTATATCGTATTAAGGATCAATTAATTACAGATAGTCTATCAGACGATGACTTACGTTGTATGATAGACATTGCCTTAAACCAATTAATAATTGAAGAGTTTATCATCGTCGAGTCATGTTTTGATTTATATGGAGATAACAGAACCGCCATAGGTTTTCGATTATCTTAAAATGCTTACGTGATAACAGGTTAAAAACTGTTATCCGGTAACTATTTTAAGGTTTAAGTATTGAAGGGGTATAAAATGGGTATTACTGTGAATAGGGAAATCAAGATTAAAACCGGTATACTACATGTAACGTATGATAGTTCGTTATCGGGAAAAATACAATGTGAAGTACCGTTATCGGGTTCAGAAAATTTAACTGCAATATGTAGTACTAAAAGTCTTTTAGAAGTGTACCATATACTAAATAATTTCCTTAAGGAGATTAAAAATGTAATAAAATATCAGGCTCCCAAAGAGTATGAAGACCTTGAAAATAAAATAAAATAAAGGACGTGAAATAACTCCTCCTCTAATGCTTACAGGATATCTTCGGACACTCTGGAGATATCCCGTAAATGTTAATCTTAAGGGGTTTAGAATGGAAGTTTATATCGTAGTCAAAAAAGACTGCACTGGTTTACATATTTGTCGAGTGTTTATTAACATACTATCCGCAGAAGCACAAAGCCGAGCATATAAAATAGCTTGCAAATATGATGCAACCTATGAAGTTAAAAAGTTTCGGATATTCTAACTAACAAGGCTTAATTGAAAGGGGTATAAATGAAATCAAGATGATAGGCTAATAGAAGTAAAAAACAGTAATTAAAATATTAATGATAACAAAAATTGAAAGGCTTTAAAAATGAGTTTAAAATTAATTGACAAAATGTATGCAATAACAATCGACATAGTCGATCGGACGTTCGATACTAAGATGAACTCGGTTACCGCCGAACGTACTGAAGTTTTTAACAAGCGTATCGGCGGAATGTGTGCGACAAGTGCGGTACTTAAAGCATATGAACAGGTCAGAGAAACAGAATGTCCAAACGGAGTACCCGTAAAGGATAATCTGAAAAACGCTGAAGTTACCGTAAACGGTAATCGTTTTGAAGACTAAAGAATTTTCATACTATAGGTGATATTTTCAGTATCACCTATAGCATAAATGTTTTTTAGGGGTTAAATTTTAATGGTACATAGAAAAATAAAGTCGAAAACAAGTGTAAAGGATTATATTTGTGGGGAGATAAAATACACCTGCATAGACTATTTAGGTGTACCCGTCTGGAAGTTACATCGTAAACGGATTTATGACGATCTTGCAAGATTACAGCCGGACAAACCGACTGACGGCTCATTAAATGTTTTGGCTTTTGTAGTACCCAACAAGCCGAAACGATTAAAATTACGTACTACACGATTTTTATCGAGAAAACTAAAATTAAACAGTGGTTTTTTATCCGATGCGATCCTTCAAAATTTAGGTGATAATATCAATATGAATTTATTCGGATTATCGCCGGAACATGTCCGACTTTTATCCGGTTCACAAATTACGAACGCATACCGGGATAAACTCGGTACAAAATCTTGCATGACTAAGCGACCGGAGTATACGCGACTATACGAACGTAACCCGGAACGGTTTAAACTGTTTACAATATCTTTTAATAACGATACCGGACGGGCTTTGTTAGTTACACTTGATAACGGTCAGAAATACATGGACAGAGTCTATGCAAGTTCCGAAACAGTTAAATCAAAAATGATCGAATATGCAGAAAAACAAAATTGGGCTTCTTACAGCGGTCATCGATATAGTCAAGCCGATCCAGATACCTTAATAGTATCGGGCTTAGATTATATCGACGGTGAAATACCGTATATGGACACCTTTGCCTGTGGAACAATAATCGATGGCAAACTAACCATAAGTTTTAAGGGTATCGCTGATTACAACCTACAGAGCTTAGACGGTATGTTAGAAACGGGTATGACTTGTGAATATTGTAATGAAAATGTTTATGAAGACGATGTACAGTATGTCGGTGATTCTTATTATTGTCAAAGTTGTTTTAGGGATCATTTCTTTTTTTGTAATGACTGCGAAGAAAGTTACAATCTTGAAGATGAAGTATGTATAGACGATGATTTTTATGTTTGTACTTATTGTGCCGATGATAATTATCTTT